TGGTTGCGAGACCTAGAGAGAAAAATCGCATTTAGCTTTTTCTAACAAGCGCACATTCAAAACTTTCCGATGAAGCTCGAAACCGTCCCGTGCGACACCCTCTCGTTCGACCCGGCAAACCTGCGCAAGCACGGCAAGAAGAACCTCGACGCAATCAAGGCGAGTCTGCGCCGATTCGGTCAGCAGAAGCCGATCGTCGTCGACGCGAAAGGCATCGTCCTCGCCGGCAACGGCACGCTCGCCGCGGCGCAGGAACTCGGCTGGAAGGAGATTCAGATCGTCCGCACGGATCTCGCCGGAACGCAGGCGACCGCGTTCGGGATCGCGGACAATCGAAGCGCGGAGCTTGCGGAATGGGACGAGAAGCTCGGCGACGTTCTTGCCTCGCTCAAGGCCGAGGACTTTCCGCTCGAAGACATCGGTTTCGACGCGGCCGACCTTGAGGAGCTTGCGCCGGAGGCCGCGGGCACCGATGTGGACGCAGAGCCGCAGATCGACAAGGCCGAGGAGCTACGGGCGAAGTGGGGCGTGGAAATTGGGCAAGTCTGGCAACTTGGCGAGCATCGAATCGCGTGCGGCGACTCGACGAAAATTGAAGACGTAAAGAAATTGATGGCATCGGATGTTGCCGATGCGGTTATCACCGATCCTCCCTACGGAATTGATTATCAATCGAATCACCGGAAGCAGAAGTTTGATCGTCTCAAGAACGATGACATCGTGATGGACGGATGGATTGAACCGTGCGCGCAGTTTTCAAGTGGATGGTTCATCTTTTTTTGCGCGTGGCAAAGACTCGATGAATGGATTGCAGTCGGAAGAAATGTGGGAAACCTGACCAATTTATTGATTTGGAAAAAGGCGGCGGCAATGGGTGATCTTGCGGGATCTTTTTCTCCTACGTTTGAAGTGGCGCTTGCATACAATCGAGGAGCGAAACTTGTCGGAGGCGTTCGTCCTTCCGCGATTTTTGAACACGCGATTGAATCAGCAGCTGGATTTTATCATCCGACGACGAAGCCGGTCTCGCTGATCTCGGAAATCATCATCAATGTAGCCAAGACCATCGTACTCGATCCTTTTTCTGGATCGGGCACGACGATCATCGCCTGCGAACGCACGGGCCGGAAGTGCCGCGCCATTGAACTCAATCCCGCTTACGTCGCCGTCGCAATCCAACGCTGGGTTGACGCGACCGGCAAAGAGCCGAAGAAATTGTGAGCGAAGACTCCGCGTCTCCCGTCGAGGTCTACGCCAAGGCTAACCTCGCGAACATCGTCAAGCGGCTCAAGGCCGGCAAGACGCTGACCGCCTCGGAGCGCAAGGCGCTCGACGAGTACGAGGCAAAGCAGGCCGGCGAGGAATGGGTCAAGGACACGACCGCGCTCGCGAAGGAGCTCGGCCTCGGCCGGCGGACGATCTACGAGGCACGCGAACGCTTTCCCGACGAAGCTCCGAAGAAACACTCGGACGGCCGCAAGGAGAACATCAAGGAGTGGCGGCGCTTCTGCGCGGAGAAGTTGATCGGCCGCGACACGGCGACGAAGACGCTTGCCGACCTCAAGGCCGAACTCATGCGCGAGCAAATCGAGCTCGCTCGGGCGAAGAACCGGCGCGAGTCCGGCGACGTCATCGACCGCGAAGTCGTCGAGGAAATGCTCGGCGTGTTGGCGCAGAAGCTCGACCTGCTGCTGCGCTTGAAGCTCGAGGTCGAACTCGGTCCGCGGGTCGCCGGGAAGTCAGCCGCGGAGGCGAACGTCGAAGGCGGGCAGCTGCTCGAGGAGATCCGCGAGGTGATCGCCGGAAACATCGCGACCTTCCAGCGCGAGGCGCTGAACGATCAGCGCGAGGACGGCGATTGATATGTTCAAGATCTGCGTTGCTCGCGACGTCATCGAGCACGCCCGTAGGCAAACCGCTTCGCACAACTTCGGACAACGGTCGCACGGGAACGGAACGCCGGAGCAACAGCTTACTGGCATCATCGCCGAGAACGCGATGCTGCGATTGTTCGGTCTACCGCTCAACGATGGCGGCAACGGCTGCGACGACGGAGTCGATTGTGAGTTTGCCGGCGTCTCGCTCGACATCAAGACGATGGGCCGGACGACCGACGTGCGACCGGGCTTTGTGAACAACTTCTTGGCCGCGCAACTTTCGTTCGCGGTTGATGCGCTCCTGTTTTGCAGTCTGCACAAGAAGCGCAACGAGCTTACGATCTGCGGCTGGATTCCGAAGGCGAAGTTCCTCGAGCGAGCGCGCCTCTTTCCGAAAGGCTCGATCAGAAAGAGGAGCGACGGCTCGGAGTTCGCGACGTTCGCGGATCTCTACGAGATCGGGTGCGGAGACTTGTTCGACGTTTCTTCGCCGTGGAGCCTCCGAGAACAGCTAGTCGCTTTCGGACTGTCCGAAAAAAAGTGCGTCAGGACGAAAGATTTTTCTTGAGTAAGCCGAGCGGTTGGGTTTTTGTCTGCCTCGTTCAGTTAATCAATCAACCAAAAACAACGACCATGAAAATCACAATGGAAGCCTCCGAGAGTCGCATCGCCGCCGGAATTGATCTCTCCTACAACGAGGCGCTCGCCCGCGCCGATCTCGCTCGCGATGACCGCGACGCAAAAATCACCGAGACGTTCGTTGTCAGCAACGCGACCACCGGCGAGGTCGAGGTTTGGTACCGCTACAACTGCGACATCCAGCTCCTCAACAAATACAGCCCGTTCAGCGGTTGCCTCCGCGATGGCAATTTTTCGCCGGTCGCGGTCAAGGACCACTCGATTGAAATCGGGGAGCCGATCCTTCGCCGCTCAATGCGGAAGCAGATCGGGCAGCACGGATTCACGGTTGCGCTTCCCTAAAGCCCGAAACGCCCGAAAGGGCGTCGCGGCGTAATGCGCCGCCTGACGATGGGCGTCAGCAGAAAACCAACAACAAAACCACAACGACAATGACCACAACGACGATCAACGGATACCGAGTCAGCGTGACGCCAGCGAGCATCGAGTCTTCAAGCCAATGCTGGATCACTCGCGGAAAGTTCTCCGGCTCCCTCGGCTATGCGATTGATACCGGAGAGCTTCATTCAGAGCAGAGCGGAGTCGATGCTCCGATTGACTTCGACACGGTGGAGCAGATCCACAAATGGGCCATCGCGAACGGCTGGTAATTTCTTCGGGGCCGGCCTAAAAAACCGGCCCCATTTTTTCTCAAAATAATTCTCGACAAAGCAAAGCGGTTCGGTTTCTCTCTGACCCGTGAACAACGACACCACCTCCCTCCTCGCGATCCGCAACGCCATCGCGACCTTCAAGAACGTCTGGGTTCCCGCCAACGGCGGCACCGAGACCGAGTTCGTCTCCCGCACGGGACGCCGGCTCCTCTACTGCTACAACTCGGCGCTAGCGCGCCACGCTTACCTCGACCTCGGGTCGGACATGATCCTCACCGACGATGAAGCCTGCATCGCCCTCGGCCTCTACTGAATCAGGCGGGCGTCTGGGTCGGGAAACCGACCCGACGCTCGGCGTCCGCATCCTGCCCACCGACTTTTACTTTTTCGAGGTTCGGTGCGTCTGGGTTCCGGTACCGCCGCATTGGGTGGGCGCGTGGTCGCGACGCGTCGATGATCGACTGCGGGACCGTCTCGGTCGGGAGTTCTATTGACGCCGGCTGGGGTGGAAAACACGCCTGCTTTTTCCTCGAAAATAAGTCTTGCACAAGCCGAGCGCTTCGGTTTCTCTTAAACGCATGAACAACGACATCACCAACAAAGCCGCCGCCGCCTTCGCCTTTATCAACGGCGCGCTCGCCGAGGGCCGCACCGTCTACGTCTCGACGATGCTCCGCTGCATCGAGATCTCGCCGAAGGTCGTCGCGAAGTTCGCCAAGGCCGGCGTGCCGCTCTTCAAGATGAGCGACGCAGGTCTCCGCATCGCGCACGGCAAGACCTACAACCTGATCGCGACGCCCTCGATGATGCTGGTCGGCATCACGGCGCGATAAATACCCTTGACGAACGCAACCGCTTCGGTTCTCTTACTCGCACGATGAACAACAACGACACCATCACCGCCAAGATCGGAACTCGCACCTTCACCTTCGCGCCGAAAGAAGTCAGCGCGCTCATCGCCGCCGACATGGACACTCGCGGCTGGGAACCGCGCTGGTTCATCGGGACAGGCGTCCGTGGCGCGACCTTTCTCGCCTATCGCTGCAAGTTCTCCGGTCAGTTCGTCCGCATCACCAAACTCTGATCGGAGGCACCATGCACAAGACCTCGAACACGATCCGCGAGCTTCCGACCGGCTGGCTCAATCAGCACACGGGCCGGTACTACTCGACCGCCGCAACGGCTTACGCCGCCGTCCTGCGCGCTGACCGCAAGGTCAAGGTCGGAGCGATCACGACGATCAACTGGGAGCCGCAGACAAGCGTCGGAACCGCCGCCGTTCGGGCGCTCGGCGGGCGCTGAAAAAAGTGAAAAAAGATATTGACGAACCGATGCGCTTCGGTTCTCCTCATCGCGTCAACAACGACAACCAACAAAAAACAACGACAATGATCACGAAAGCCGAACTACCCGCTCCTTACTGCTCCGTCGAAGTCGTCACCCAGAGCGACCTCTTGGGAGTCTACGATTGGCTCAAGAACAACTTCTCGATGGCCTCGCAGGTCGTCATCGCTCGCTTGGGCGACATTGTCATCTACGCCAAACTTCCTCGCCGCAACGACCGGACTTATCGCTTGGTCTTCGGTTTCGCGACCAGCAAGTTTGGTCCGATTCATTGGGACAAAAGCGCGATGTCTGGTGACTCGCGCAAGCGCTGGGACCGCGAAGCTCTTATCGTGGTTCTGCTTCAATCGACCATCGACGCCGCTCTCGCGCTCAAGGAAGCGCGTCGCGCCGCCTAACTTATGACTGACCACGACCACACCTACGAAACCCTGCCGGATGGCCGGCAGGTTTGCTTCGAGTGCGATGCACCGAAAAACCCCGCCGCCGTCGCGCTCGGTCGCCTCGGCGGTCGGGTGAAGTCAGCGCGCAAGACGGAGGCAAACCGGCGCAACGGCAAGCTCGGCGGGCGTCCGAAGAAAGCGCAGCCGGTGGAAAAATGATTACCTTCCAACTGCACGAAGGCGATTGTCTTTCGTCGCTCAAAACCATACCGGATGAATCGGTGGCGTGTTGCGTAACGTCGCCACCTTACTTTGGCCTTCGTGATTACGGACACGAAGCGCAAATCGGATTGGAGACTACGCCGGACGCCTACGTTGCAAAGATCGTCGAGGTATTTCGCGAAGTGCGGCGCGTGCTGAAAAAGGACGGCACGTTGTGGTTGAACCTCGGCGACAGTTACGCAGGATCAGGAAGAGGTTTGATGGGCGACGGAACTCCGTCAGATCGAGGCAACGCGAAACAAGGAACCAATCGAGGAACCACCGTTGGAAGTTTCGTACACGTTGAAACGGGCTTGAAACCAAAAGACCTGATCGGAATTCCGTGGCGTGTAGCCTTTGCGCTGCAAGCCGATGGTTGGTGGCTGCGACAAGACATCATTTGGCACAAACCAAACCCAATGCCCGAAAGCGTTCACGACCGTTGCACAAAAGCGCACGAATACATTTTTCTTTTAAGCAAGTCGGCGCATTATTGGTTCGATGCGGAGGCAATCTCGCAACCGTTGGCAGAAGCAAGCGTTCAACGCTTGGCTCAATCCAATCTCGCCAATCAAAACGGAAGTGATCGCGTGCCTGGGAAAACCAACGGGAATATGAAAGCCGTGGGACCGCGTTTCGGCGGTAATAAGTACGGAGACAATCAGGCGTCTGAACACCGAACAAAATCCGGCAATGAATGGGATGGAGGAAGTGGTCGAGCCAATCGTCGAAGCGTCTGGAGCATTAACACGCAGGCTTACAAGGGCGCGCATTTCGCCACGTTCCCGAGTGAGATTCCGCGGTTGTGTATTATGGCCGGAACGAAGGCAGGAGATACCGTGCTTGATCCGTTCGGAGGAAGCGGGACAACCGGAGCCGTTGCGATTGAACTCGGACGCGGCGCAATTCTTTGCGAACTAAATCCCGATTTCGCTCAACTAATTCGAGAGCGTTGTTCAACAACCATTGGATTTGCATTTTAAGGCATGACCGAGGCCGAGCAAACGCTCGCCGCGTTCCGGCTCCCGCGGCCGGACCGCTCGCCAATTTACGATTGGGCGCGCAAGCACGTGGTGCTGCCGGAGAGCTACGCGACGCCGGGGCCGTTCCACGCGAGGCTGACGCCTTGGCTCCTGCCGATCTTTGACGCCTTGCGCGATCCGCTCGTGCGGCGGGTTCACTTCCGCAAAGCCGTGCAGGTCGGCGGCACACTCGTTGCGGACGTCTGGGTGCCGTGGATCTTGGTCAACGATCCGGGGCCGATCTCGTGGACGATGCAGACGGACGACATGGTGGAGCGTCACGCCAAGTCCCGATTGAATCCGCTGCTCGAGCGGTGCAAGCCGGTCGCCGCGATGCTGCCGCGTCCGGGTCCGCATCGAACGACGACGGAGATTTACTTCGGCGGGTACTTTCTGACCTGCAACGCGGCGAACCTTTCGACGCAGCAATCGCAGTCGATCCGCTACAAAATCAACGACGAGATTTGGCTCCCGCGTTGGCAAGAAGTGTACGGTCACGCGGTCGCTCGCGTGTCGAAATTCGAGGAGGTCGGCAGGAGCAAAATCTACAACGTGTCGCAGGCGCCGATCATGGACGCGGAAACCGGAAACGTCGAAGACACGAGCTTTCGATCCGGTCACGCGGCCGAGTGGTCGGTCGAATGTCCGGCGTGCCGCGGCGTTCATCCGGTCGCGTTCGCGATCCGCGGAGACAAGGGCGCAATCGCCGGCGGCGTCGTCTGGGACGCGAAGGCGCGCCGGGACGACGAGACATGGGACGTTGCTCGCGTCGTTGAAACCGTCCGCTTCCGCTGTCCGCTTTGCCGGCACGAGTCGGAGGACTCCGATGCGACGCGGAACGCTTGGAAGCGCACCGGGCGCTACGTTACAACGAACGCCTCCGCGCCGGCTGATGTCCGTTCCTTCCGCGTCGAGGCAATTGTTTCGCGGCCGATGCGCCTTCTCGCGCAGGAATGGGTCGAGGCTTGCAACACGCTCGTGCGCGCCGGCGATGAAAACCCGACCGTAGAATTTAGGACAAAGCGCGAGGCGCGGCCGTGGATCGTCGAGAAAAAGGTCGTCAACGTATTCGCGCCGAAGTCGGGGTTTAGCGTCGCGACTTACGCGGATGGCGAACTGCTGCCGAACGAACGGCTTCGAGTGATGGCGATTGACCGCCAGCTTGACCACTTCTGGGTCGAGATTGGTGCGTTCATTGATGGTCCGGTCTACCGGCAGCTCTGGTTCGGTCGTATTGAAACGCGAGATATGCTGCGGCAAATTCAGACAAAGTACCGCGTCGCAGACTCGTGCGTTGTGCAAGATAGAGGCTACAAGCCGAGCGAGGTTGATCGCGATTCCGTCGAGTTTGGCTGGAGATCAATGCGCGGGCACGCACGAAAAAGCTGGACGATGCGTGATGAATCAACGGGCCAAATGGTGAACTTCCCGTACTCTGACCCGCAGATAAGCGATTACGCGGGAGCGGATTCCTACTTCTACAATCACAACGCTTCGTACTTTAAGGATATTCTTTTCGCAGCTATCGAAGGCAAAGGAGAAATTAAATGGCAGTTGCCGGAGGATGTAAATCCGCTCTACCTAGAACACCTAAAAGGAGAGCACAAAGTGGAAATCAGGCCCGGAGTTTGGGACTACAAGGAGGTGCGATCAAACTCCGCAAATCACGGCATTGATACGAGCGTGATGATTCTAGCCGTCGGCACGATTGCCGGCGTGCTGCGATTCATTCCAAAAAACGATCAGAGCGAAGCATGAACGCAAAAAGAAAAAGAGGCGAAATCAGAGAGGACGGAATGGTTTTCTGGTCACATCAAAAATCAAACGGATACGACTACTGGGTTACGCCTAAAAAATTTGCCGAACTCATCGAACAAAAAAAGAAACGGCTACGATTGTGGAGGAATAAGAATCGCCATCATGTTCGATCTCAAGCGAGGGGATATCGCTTATTGAACCTAGAAAAATCTCGAGAGCGAAACAGATTATGGTCTGAACAAAACCGCTCCAAAGTTTCAAAAAAACTGAAGGAGTGGAAAATTCGAAACAAGGCTAGATGTGTCGCCGTAGAGCAAAAAAGAAGGGCGAGACAGATTTCCGGAACGCCTTCCGATTCGTGGGAGGCGGTGGTAAATGGATTTTACGAAATATCCGAACGAGTAAGTCGCTGCTTGGGCATCAAGCACTCGGTTGATCATATCCATCCGATCAGCAAGGGAGGATCACATTGCCATCGAAATTTACAGGTTCTTCCGTTTAGCTTGAACTCTCGTAAGCTGGCAAAGCTGGACGCAAAACTTCCCGATTGCTATCTCACGGTAGGATACCGCTACACGCCTAAAGCGGACGCGGTGTAAGATTTTTACGCCGTGCGCTAGGGCATGGCGATGGACAATCCGTTCCTAAATCTTGATGCTGGAACTTTAGCCACGCTCAAGACCGAGACGATTGCGGCAATCCGAGCCTGTCTGCTGAATACGTCATATTCTCTAAACGGGAAGTCAGTCACAAGGGCTGACCTAGGTCGCTTGAATGAAATGCTTGGGCAAATCCAAGCAGCGATTGACGACGCGAACGGTGAGACTGACACCGTGACTTTTGTATCTTTCAACGGGAACTGATATGGACGTACCTCCTTTCAACTTTCAGAAGGTTATCCAGAATCGCCCTTGGTTCGAGCGTGCGCTCGAGACGGTCGCTCCAAGTTATGCGCTGAAGCGCCTTGAGGCTAGAATCCAGCGGGAACTCTTCGCGTACAACGCGGCGATGACCGACCGTATCTACGCGCCGAAACAATGGGGACAACCTAGTGAAAGCACGCAGACGACGCGGGACAGAATCG